GTTGCTTACTGTCACTACTTTACCTCTGGTGTTCTTGGTCGCCCTGTCGCTTCAGCTAGAATGCTTGTTCAGCGGAAGCACATGTCCTGCACCATGGGACACGTTCAAAACTGGGACATGCATCGAGAAGTCGCAGCAGACGGACGACCAGTATTAGGGCTCTTCTGTGGTAGTTGCTATGAACATAATGAAGACTACCTGGGACCGCAGGGTAACACCTATGACCGTGGTATCTGGATGAAACATGAAGTCAAAGATGGAGCGTATCAACCGATGTTTGTCTCACTGAACTATTTAAAAGAAAAGTATCTATGAATTTTGATGAATACACATCCTTTGTAAAGGGCATGACCATCTATCCAGGAAAGCAAACGGGTAGTAAAGAAGCCCTTGCTTACACTGCCCTTGGCCTTGTTGGGGAGGGTGGTGAGTACTCTGAGAAGGTGAAGAAGTATTTGCGTGATGGTGTGTTTGATGCTACCCTTGCTGCTAAAGAGCTAGGTGATGTCTTGTTCTATGTTACAGCATGTGCTTCAGAGCTTGGGTTTGGTTTGGATGCTATAGCACAAATGAATGTTCGAAAGCTAGAGGATCGGAAAGCCCGGGGTGTTCTTAAAGGGAACGGTGATGAGCGCTAAAGCTAATGACATTCAAATTGGTGGAGAGCACTATAAGCAGTTTAAGGGATATGAACCTTGGGATGTAATCACTGCCTGGGATTTGGGGTACTTGGAGGGCACCGCCCTTAAGTATATTTCACGATGGAAGCATAAGGGTGGGGTGGAAGACTTGAAGAAGGCTATTCATTTCCTACAAAAGAAAATTGAGGTGGTAGAAAATGAATCGACTGGAGCTACTTGAAACTCTCCGCAAGCTAGATGAAATTACACTTCTCGAATTACTCGAAGTGACTAGTGAAGACCTTATTGATGCCTTCATTGATAAGGTAGATGACCACATTGACAAACTATATGAAAAAGCAGCAGATCAGCAAGAAATCTGAAAAGAATGAAGAGCTTTCTTTGAATCATGGGAAGGCTCTTCGGTTCCGCAAGCGTATTCAAGAAGATAAAGAACACTTGGAAATTTTAAAGGAATTTATTGATGGTGACTACTCAGGAGTATTACCAGAAGAACAGAGAGAAGATTTTAAAAGAGACTAGGGAGAGATACCAAGCGAACCCAGAAAAATATATTGCGTATCAAAAAGAGTACCGAAATAAAAATCGAGAGTTAGTGGCTCAAAAAACACGAGCAAAACGAGAAGCTCGACAATTAGAAGCAATCGCAATGCTTGGTGGAAAATGTCAACGCTGTAATCAAGAGTTTGATCCTGTGTGTTACGACTTCCATCATATTGATCCAACACAAAAAGAAGTAACTATTGGTGAAAATATGTTAATCGGAGAGGATAGGTTCTTTACTGAAGTTAAGAAATGTATCTTACTCTGCTCTAATTGCCACCGACTAACACACAAGGAATTAAGGACTAATGCGAATTGAACGATTTAAAACAAGTTTTGCCGAACGAATCTTTCGAGGTAAATACGCCCAGGGCGTCAATGACAGTTGGGATGCTCTCTCGGAAAGAGTTGTTGAAGATGTGTGTGGAGACCGATCCGGGACTCTACAGTCGCTTATGTCGAAAGAAGACAGACGCGAGTTGGCTAATCACATTAAGGAAATGCGATTCCTACCTGGCGGTAGATATTTGTATTACGCAGGACGACCCTACAAAGCCTACAATAACTGTTACCTTCTACGTGCCGAAGAAGACACCCGAGAAGAGTGGAGCAACCTAACATGGAGGGCTATGTCATGTCTAATGACTGGTGGAGGTATTGGAATTGACTACAGCCGACTACGAGCATCAGGCAAACCACTTAGCAGAACTGGAGGCATCGCTTCAGGACCTCTACCTCTTATGTCAGCGATTAACGAAATTGGTCGAAATGTCATGCAGGGAGGAAGTCGTCGGAGTGCGATCTACGCATCTCTCAATTGGCAGCATGAAGATACTCCTCTCTTCCTTACAGCAAAAAATTGGTCACAAGAAATTCGAGAATCCAAGGCGAAAGATTTTAATGCGGTCGCGCCACTTGACATGACTAACATCAGTGTTAATTATGACGATGCTGCTCTTTGGACATACGGACAAGACACCCACGGCAAGTTTAAAGATAACACATTAGCCAGTAACCCAGTGTTTCTGCAGAATGTACGTCAAGCTATGGAAACAGGAGAACCTGGGTTTAGCTTTAACTTTGGAAGTAAACAGAATGAAACCCTTCGCAACGCTTGCACGGAAGTTACGTCAGAGGACGACAGTGACGTATGCAATCTTGGTAGTATCAATATGGGCAATATTCAAAGTCTGGAAGAATTCGCCTCCGTTGTACACCTTGCCTCCAAGTTCCTTGTTTGCGGAACACTCCGTGCTGACCTCCCGTATGAGAAGGTGTACAAAGTGCGTGAAAAGAACCGGCGCTTGGGCCTCGGTCTCATGGGGATTCACGAATGGCTTCTCCAACGAAAGAAAGGTTATGAAGTAGATGATGAATTACGCAAATGGCTGCAAGTATACAGGGACGAATCCGAACGAGCAGCTAATGAACACTGCGACAGATTTTATATTAGCCGTCCAGTTGCTTATCGAGCAATTGCCCCGACAGGTACAATTGGAATACTCGCGTCTACTTCTACGGGTGTTGAGCCTCTATTTGCAGTCGCGTACAAACGTCGATACCTCACGGATGGTACACAGTGGAAGTACGAGTATGTCGTCGATGCAACAGCAGAACGAATTATCCAAGAAACCGGAGTTGACCCCAACTCCATAGACACAGCCTACAAACTAAGCAGCAACTATGAACAAAGAATCAAGTTCCAAGCGGACATACAAGATTACGTTGACATGTCAATCTCCTCTACAATTAATCTCCCAGCTTGGGGCACGAGGGAGAACAACGAGGGGCAAGTTGGCCGTTTTGCGGAGGTACTTGCAAAGTATGCACCCCGACTTCGCGGGTTCACGTGCTATCCAGATGGAAGTCGAGGAGGTCAACCTATCACCGAAGTTGCCTATCAAGACGCCATCAAGCACCGAGGAATTGTCTACCAGGAACACGACATCTGCAGCATCAGTGGGAAAGGGGGCTCTTGTGGGGTGTAAAGAATGTCGTGGTGTTTTAGGGCATACACGCCTATGTTCAGAAAGTAATTGGGGGAGTGATTGGGTTGATGATGGAGTATAATCAAACCGAGATGATTCGTTTATATCAGATTGAAGCCTTATATAATGTAGTGCGCCACCGAGGCTGGCTGGATACATATGCTTTTGAAAGTATCGGTTCTGTGGAGGAATTTGATAAATGGGTAGACAAACTTCTTGAAGAAAATCCTGGGTATTAATGACAACAATTGCCGCAAGCACGAGTAATCGTGCAATTGCCTGTGATTTGCAGTTTACTAAAGGCAATCACAAGTTTAAGGGGAGTAGTAAAATACTCTCCTTAGAGGGCAGTGTTCCACAGAATATGTTTGGTGTGAATAAAGCATTCATTGGCTTCTCTGGGAATGCTTCTGCATGGGGAACCATAGTTTCTTTCTTTGCTTTGGGGGCTGAAGGCAAGCCTCCTAAGTGTAAGAATACTGAATTCCTAATGTTGACAGACAGGAATCAAATGCATCATTCAATGGACCTATGCAATTGGATGTACATCCCTGAAAAGCATTTTGCCATTGGTAGTGGTAGTGATTTTGCCATTGGTGCTATGTCTGCAGGTAGTACGCCGAAAGAAGCTGTGGTATTGGCTTCTAAGCATGACATTCACACAGGACTAGGATGTAAAGTTTATTCAATTTAATTTAGGCAAAAGAAAAGGGAACTCGTTGAGTTCCCTTTTTTTGTTTTCTGCTAAGAAAACTATTCCCCCCTAAACAAGCTCTCTTCTACCTTCCTACGAGAAACCAAACCAGGAATCACTTTTCCATTATCCTGGTTCCAGCGTTTAAACTGTTCTGCTGCTAAGTCAAACTTTCCTTCATTAAGTAGACGGAGCATGGTGCTCTTGCTAAAAGCAGACTCACCAATGTTGTACACAAAAGAAACTAGAGCATCAAACATATGTTGCTTTAGTGGAACACGTACAAGTTGATTCACAGCAGTTTGCGCCCAGGCCAAATCGGCCTGTAGAGCTAGCAACGCTTCCTTGTCTGTAATAGTTTGCCCTGCTTCAACGGGCTTCCCAAGCCACTTGATGGTGCCATACCCAATGGTCCATACACCACCTGTGTCCTTGTAGGCTTTTGCACGAAAGCCTTCCAGTTCCTTTAGGGACTGAATCCCCATATAGCTAATTTGCATATCCCATCCTATCTAATGTTTCGTGAAGACGCTTCACAGCCAGCACAGCTTCCAGAGGCATGTTCTTCTTCATGTTGAGCCTCTGACCAGGGGTGGTAAACCGAGCAATAATTTGAGTTTCTATCTGCTGCCTTGTTGGGGCCTTTCCAGACAGTTCAACATAAAGCTCAATGTATTCCCTAGCGTCATCCGTTTGGTTTGTAGCCAGTTTGTTATAAATCTTTCCAGGCAAGTCACGAGTGATCTGAGCAGCCTGTGCCATATGCTTTTGTGTGGCATACGTTTGGTCGCGTTCAGACACTTCTCGTTGACTACGCAAGCCCCATGCCCTAAGACGTTCCTCTTCTGGGGTACGCGAAACCTGTCCTTCCATAGCCGACAAGTCTTTAATCTTCCCATAGGTTCTCGTATCTCCCGTTTGCACTGAAGTGTAGTCCCGAAGAGGCCCAGTTTCCATCGCACCTTGTAAACCAGTAGGAGCAGTGTTAAGCATTGCCTGAGCGACTTTTTGTTTATCCATAGGATCAACAGCAGCCTGAGCAACACTAGCACCCTGCTTAACTAAGTCCATTGCAGGAGCCCCAGGAGTCTGTACCATTTCACTAGGAATGGGAGCAGCAGCACGAGCCGTTAAAGCCACACCAGTACGACCAGATGCACCGCCATAAAGAAGGTCTGGACTCACATCCAGCATTATTTTCTTTAATGAGAAGTTCTTCACCTTGTTCCAAACCGTAGGAGCAGACTCAGCTAAGTGATCCTTGATGAATTCAAGGAGTTTGTCAGCTTCAGCAAATCCAGGAATACCCATTGCACCAGCCATGTAGGTTTGTGCACCAAGCATTACCACAGCAGGAACAGGATTGCCACGAGCAGTTTCCTTACCAGCCCACACCCATTGATTGTAGAAGTTCATGGGATAGGTCTGCAGAGTGTTCAGAGCATTACCCAAGTTCCCCATTTTATTGAAGACCATGGCACGCTCACCTTCACGATAGTCGCCCATAGAGATGTTTGTCTTTTCCTCAGCAAGACGGAAAATATCCACATCATTCTTCATCTTCTTACTGTGCTTTAAAGCATTAACATAAGTCATGTACACCACAGAACGAAGAACAGTTTCTGGTGCTGTAATGGTTTTACCCAGTACCTTAGACGCTTGTCCAGCAGCACTGAAGCTGCTCTCAATAGGACTTTCGTCATAAATTGAACGAGCAATCACAGAGTTGTCTTCTGCATACTTCATAGCACGAGCAATGAAAACGTCATACCCAGGAATAGCACCAAGAGCTTTGTGGAACTTCCCAGGCTGTTGTGTAGCATGACCAGCAGCCATTGCCAACCCAGTTGGAATACCTAAAGCCAAACCACTCAAAGGATTAGCACCGTGCTTGATGGTTAGATCAGCCAAGTGTGGCAGCATGTTGGACGCTTGGATGACGTTGCTAATAGCAAAGCCAGCGTTTACAGCTAGTTTCTGTAACACCCAAACAGCCTTTACATTACCAATACCACGACCAATCATGTTAGGAGAATAACCAGAGTCCCTAACAAAGTCTTCAAATGCCTTAACAACCGGATGCTCATTAAAGCCTAAGTTGTCTGCGTAATACTCCTTCAAATAATTAAGAGCATGTGGTTGGGTATTCGCCAAGTCCTCATTAGCAAAGATGTGCTTCAACTCTTGACCAGCAAGTTGCATACCAGTCCAGTTGTGGGCATTCTTAGCGTAGTTAATCTGCTGCTGGAACATGTCAACGGCTTCTTGCTTCGCATCATTCCAAGGACGATCACCAACAAAACCCTTGACGTTTGCCTTTGGCTCAAAGTGCTTCTCTTGGCCCAAAGTCTTACGACCTTGTTCCACTATAGACTCTTCAACCCATTTAGCAATTTTAGCAACAGCAGGATCATCCCTACCAAGAACGTCTAGCATCTGTGTGTAGATGCTTTGAGCATCAGTGCCACGCTTACTAGACCTAACAATAGACATATCACCAGGAGTGAGTTCACCAGGGAACCTAGACATGAGTTCACTTGCTTGCTTCTCCAAACTGCGCTTACTGTCTGCAGCCAGATACCATATCAGACGACCTCTCTCATCATGGAAAGGCATCCGGAAATCCCCTTGCCAACGAGAAGACAGGTAAGCCTCGTTCTCAGAAATCGGCTTCAGCCCTTGAATCTCCCTCACCTTGTTCTGTGCTTCCAAAGCATCCGTGAACATGTCACGAGTACGCTTGTATGCCAGCAACTGCTTTTCATTCAAACCAGCCTGAGCCAGTTCTTCCATAGAGAATCGTTCACGGAGAAACATCTCCTGTTTAAAGGCTTCACCTAAGTCAGCAAGCTCATTACGAGACAGCTTACGAAGAGAAGTTTCTGCAGGGAAGACACTCTCACGAACAGCATTCTCAGACTGATTCTTAAAGCGTTGGAGAATGCGAACACCCCCACGAACCAAAGGAGAAGCACGCTTTTCAGCTTCTAGAGAACCACCAGCAGAGAAGTTAGTTGCACCCTTAGCATCCTTACCATGAGCAAGAGCTTCATCTACAACCTGCTGCCCAGTGAGTTCTTCGGCCCAGATTTTAGACTTAGTAGCTTCTTCAATAAGCTTTTGTTTGGCTTTATTAAATCCGCTAAAGTCTAGTGCACCCCGCTGGTTTTTCCCCATCCCAGAAAATCCCTGCAGACCATAGGCAGTGATGGCAGCATCTTCCGTCTGTTTAATTTTATCAGCCACACCAAAAATAACACCCCAAACATGATCTTCTGGTGAGCCATATTCCAAAGACATATCATCAAAGTGGGCTGGAGAGAAGCCATATTCGTCTGCAAACTGCTCGTTTAGTCTTTGTGTTTCCCTATTCCAACGAGCAATCTCCGCTCCCTGCTTTTCATAGGCGGCTTTGTATTGTGGATTCTTCATCCGTTCATCATGCCACATAGGGTCTTTACCAGAAGGCCAGTTAAACGAATCCGGATTTACATCACTGGGTTCTGGAACCTTACGCTTAGACACAGTAAACTCATCACGAAGACGCCTTATCGTTTGTGCCATTTCCAAAGCAGCAGCTTGTTCTTCTGGAGAAAGAACAATTTGCATCATGTCCCTTGGACCACGGGCCTGCCCATAACTGGTGTTTCTACCAATAGGCTTCATCTGACCACCAATGGTGGGGTCTTCAGCAGCACTCACACCGGCAAGTTTTTCTTGCCAATATTGGATAGGGTTGTCTGTTTTATCAGCATCAACCATGTCATTGATAAGTTCTTGTACACTCCGTTGTTGTAGCCATTTACTAACGACAGGAAAAGACTCTTGAAAGTTCTCAGCAAGAGTTTTGGTCTGCTGTTGGATTTTAGTGAATCTATTCTCTCTGGAAAAAGGATTTAGCTTCTTCAAGAAATTATTAGTTGCACTATCACCCCAGTCCATAGCCCCTCTCTGATTTCGTTTAGCAGAATTAATGGCTGCATCAGCTTGTTCTTGTGCTGCTACCTTACCAGCATACCGCCCAGTCTTTGCATCATACCTTCGCCCATCTA